ATGGCATGGACGCAAGGCGACGTTGACAAGCTCAAGGCCGCCATTGCCCAGGGTGCCACCAAGGTCAAATTTGCCGATCGTGAAGTGACCTACCGCAGCTTGGGCGAGATGCGCGAAACGCTGGGGATGCTGCAGGGAGAGGTAGATGCGCTTGCAGGCGTAAAGCGCCGCAGATCTCGTCAGGTTCGGTACGTGACTAGTAAAGGCCTACGCTGATGGCAGGACCAGTACGCTACCGGATCAAGGGAACCTCGGTCTACGTCAAACCCCAAGCTGCGACTGCCTCCTATGAAGGTGCCAGCCGCAGTTCCCGCTTGGTGAAATGGGCAGCGCCGTCGGCCGGCCCGAACGCGCTTCTCTCGGGATCAATCGACACGCTGCGCGCGCGGTCACGCGATGCTGTTCGCCAGATGGGTTATGCCGAGGCGGGTGTCGAGACGTTGGTGTCCAACATTATTGGCACCGGCATAAAGCCGCAGTTTGCCACGCTGAATGCCGAGTTCAACCGCCAGCTTGCAGATGCCTTTCTAGAATGGACCGATGAGGCAGATGCTGAGGGTCGCCTCGACTTTTACGGGCTTCAATCGCTCGCAGTGCGGTCGATGATAGAGGGTGGCGACGTTTTTTCGCGTATGCGCGTGCGGCTGCCTCAGGATGGGTTGTCCGTACCACTGCAGCTGCAGGTCCTCGAGGCGGAATACGTGCCTGACGACAAGAATAGCGGCGGCAGCGGTGCAAATGTAGTTCGGTGTGGTGTCGAGTTCGACACTATAGGGCGTCGCTTCGCGTACCATATGCACAAGACGCATCCGAACGATGGGCCGCTCTATGGCGCAGCGCCATTGAGCAACACCATTGCAGTACCGGCTGGCGAGGTGGCCCATCTGGCAATGGTTCGTCGTCCGGGTCAGGTGCGTGGCGAGCCATGGCTCACACGTGCCCTGGTCAAGATGCACGATTTAGACAAGTACGACGACGCGCAGTTGGTCCGTCAGCAGATCGCTGCCCTTTTCGCCGGGTTCATCACTGACGATGAAGACGATCTACCAGGGGACGAGGAAGACGTCATCGGTGGGCAGGTTTCAGACGATGGCGAATTGGAGCTAGCGTCGCTAGAGCCCGGTACCATGCAGGTTCTGCCTCGCGGCAAGAACATCAATTGGTCCAGCCCGCCCAGCCCAGGCGACGACTACGAGGACTTTGTGCGTCAGCAGATGCGGGGCGTCGCGACATCGCTGGGGATCCTCTATGAGCAACTGACCGGCGACTATTCGAAGATCAACGACCGCACCTTCCGCGCGGCCGTGAATGAGTTCCGTCGCCGCTGCGCCATGTGGCAGCACCATCTGGTTGTTTATCAGTGGTGCCGGCCGATCCTTCGCCGGTGGGTTGAACTTGCGGTCTTATCAGGCCGCGTGACGCTGCCCAGCGGGATCAACGTTGCGCAGGTGGCCCGGGCAAAGTGGGTCCCTCAGGGTTGGGCATACATCCACCCCGTGCAGGATGTGCAGTCCAAAGAACTCGAGGTACGCGCCGGCTTCAAGTCGCGCAGGGCGGTCGTTTCGGCCGCCGGCGACGACGTCGAGTTGGTCGACGCTGAGACAGTGTCCGACAACGTCCGCGCCGATCGTGACGGTCTGGTGTTCGACACCGACCCTCGCAAGACAACCCGCTCTGGCGCGAACGCCGGGCAGGATGAAGACGAGCCGCCTGCGGGCGACCAAACCTAACTGAGGTTCAGAACATGGCTGCCATTTTGGAAGACGGAAAGCTTCGGCTCTCCGGCTACGTCGGCGACTATTACTATGACGACGGCTTCACTTCGAATGACGTCGTAATTGCTCTCGCGCAGATTGATGCTGACAGCGAGCTCGACGTCTTCGTCAATTCACCAGGCGGCATCGCAACAGAAGGCGCGGCCATCCACGCCCTGCTGTCGGCGCGTCCGGGGACCACGAACATCATTGTTGAAGGCATTGCAGCTTCGGCCGCGTCCCTGATTGCCATGGCGGGTGCAACAGTCACCATGTCAGCAGGCGCCGTGATGATGATCCACGATCCTTCTGGAATGACCTGGGGCACGTCGGACGATCACGCCAAGACCATTGAAGGCCTTGAGGCGCTCGCGACGGCCTATGCGCGGTGCTACTCGGCCAAGTCCGGTAAAACTGCCGACGAATGCCGCGAGATCATGAAGGCGGAGCGGTGGTTCACGCCCGATCAGGCCGTTGAAGAAGGATTTGCAGACGCCACGACCGAGACCAAAGCCAAGGCTGTCGCTGCCTTTGATTACCGCATTTTCGCACACGCGCCGCAGAAGCTGAAAACGCTCGCGAGCAAGAAGAATTGGTCTCTGCCTGGGACTGATGCATCGGCGGATCCCGCCAAACCACCCCGTCAACAGAAGGAGCCATCTATGGCAACCGACACGACAACGACGGGGCTGACCCCCGCCGATATCGACAAGGCCAAGGCAGACGCCACGGCTGAAGCGACCAAGACGACTGCTGCTGCCGCGGCAGACATCGTTGACCTCTGCACCACTGCCGGAGTGCCCACGATGGCTTCTGCCCTCATCCGCGAGGGTGTGACGATGGACGAAGCCAAGAAGCGCACGAGTGCGGCCGGTGAAATCCGCAACCGCGTGGAAGCTGCCCGCAAAATGCAGCCCAAGATCGAGGCCGATGCGGCCGACAAGTTCATCACTGCCGGGCTCAGCCCTGCGCAGGTCAGCGAGAAGCTGCTCGAGCAGATCACCGCGCTGCAGTCGCCGGAGATCACCTCCAGCCACCAGGCAACCACCGGTGAGGCTGATGAAGCCAAGGCGGAAGCTGCCAAGGTCGTTGCGTCCATTCAGGGCGTCAACGGTAACACCAAGAAAGGGAGTGCTGCCTGATGGTCGCCTCGTTCACGTCCCAGGGCAGCTTCACGCCCGACGGCCTCTTTGCCGGCGAAGATGATCCACAGACCCGCCAGATCACGCTGATCACGGGCCAGAACCTTCCTCGTGGCGCCGTGCTCGGCAAGATCACCGCCTCGGGCAAGCACACCTTGAGCCTTTCGGGCGCATCTGACGGCTCGCAGGTGCCCGTATGCATCCTTGCCGAGGCCACGGACGCTACCGGCGCCGACAAGGTCACCGTGGCCTACCATGGCGGCGTGTTCGATGAGAACGCCCTGACCTATGGCACGGGCCATACCAAGCTGACCGTTCGCGAACCGCTGCGCGACTACGGCATCAAGCTCCAGTCCAGCATCACGCGTTAGGAACCCGCAATGGTTGATCTTTACAGTTCCGCGGTACTCAACCGCGTGGTTCAGGACCTGAAAGTTCAGGCGCTTGATCCATTTTTGCTCAATACTTTCTTCGGCGAGACCTCTATCTCGACAACCGAAGAGATTTACTTCGACGTTCTGACGGGCAAGCCGCGCCTAGCGCCGTTTGTTTCGCCGCTTGTCGAAGGTCAGATAGTTCAGAGCCTTGGCTATGTGACCAACAGCTTCAAGCCAGCCTACATCAAGGACAAGCGTGTCTTTGAGGATGGCAAGCCGGTTCGTCGCGCACCTGGCCAGGCCATTGCAGGTCCGATTGATCCCATGGATCTGCGTCGTCAGAACCTGGCAACGGAAAGCCTGGACCAGATCGCCATGGTGAACCGCCGCCTTGAATGGATGGCGGCCAAGATCATGCTGACCGGGTCAGTGACCATCACCGGTGAAAAGTACCCCACGACAGTGGTGAACTTCGGCCGCGATGCTGCACTGACTGTGGTGAACAGCGGCACCGCGTTGTGGACTGATGCGGCTTCTGATCCTGTTTCGGATCTGGAGAACTGGGCCGGGCTCGTCCGTGACAAGTCCGGTGCGAATGCAATCGACGTCATCATGGCGCAGAACGTGTTCACCGTATTCCGTGGGCACGCCAAGGTGCAGGCGCTAGTCAACAAGAACAATGGCTTCAGCCGTCGTACTGACCTTGACCTCGGCCCGAACTCGATGCGCGCCGGCGCGACCTACATGGGCACTTTTGGTGCGTTCAACATCTGGGTCTACTCGGACAGCTTTGTTGATGAGACCGGCACCATCGGCAAGTACATCCCAGACAATTACCTGGTGATGGCCGCCACCGGTCAGGTTGAAGGCGTTCGCCACTTCGGCGCTATCAAGGATGAAGTCGCGGGTTTTCAAGCGCTGGACTACTTCCAGAAGTCTTGGCTCGTTCCCGATCCTGCAGCCCGCTTCCTCATGTTGCAGTCGGCTCCACTGGTGGTCCCGTACCGCATCAACGCAACTCTCAGTGCAAAGGCGATCTGATCATGAAGCTCATTGCAATCAACACGATCAACCTGGGCGGCGGCAAATCGGCTGCTCCCGGCGGTGAGTTCGAAATCGCCGACACCAAGGGGGCAGAAGCCCTCATTGAGGCGGGGGCCGCAACCCGCAAGACGAAGCTTGTCGCCGACGACAGCGACAACGCTGCCACGGGTGATCCGGCAGCCGATCCGTCCCTGCCGGCCTCTGGCTCCACTCAGGCGCCTGATCCCGATGCAGTCGCAGCCGCTAACAAGTCGGCTAAGCGCACCTCGTAATGGACTTCTCAGCCCTGAACAGCGCCGTCCTCGACGTGTTCGGGGATGATCCTCAAGCCTTGCCGGTCACGATCGGCGGGGTTCCAGTACAAGCCATTTATGACAGCCGGCACTTTGCTGATGAAGAAGGTGAGGGCGGTTCGTCCGACCTCATCACCACCATCTCTGTTCGCACCTCCTCGCTTCCAACGATCACCGACGAGACGATCATCGTGGTGCGCGGCACCCTGTATCGCCGGTGGGAAGCTCGCCCAGACGGGCAGGGCATGACCACTATTCAGCTGGAGCGCATGGAATGACCCATAAACGCCAGCGAATACGTGAGGCGGTCGTAACTATCCTGTCCGGCATACCAGGTTGGGAGGGCAGGGTGCATGCGAATAGAGCCCGTCCCACCGAGCAGGCTGAGTTGCCGGTCGCTCTGGTCTACTCGCTCTCTGAGGACAGCGAGTCGATCAGCACCGGCAAAACCCTGATGCGTCGTCTTTCACTCGCTATTGAGCTTCGGACTAGTGTTCTGTTGGCCCTCGACAATGCGCTTGATGATTTCGCCGAAGCTGCTGAAAAAGCCATGGCCGCCGACCCGCGTTTAGGAAGGCGAGCCGTCGACAGCACTTTGGTTAGCACCACGATAGGTCTCGACGGAGAAGGCGAGAGCCGCCAAGCGGTCGCCACCTTGACCTACACCATCCAGTATCAAACCGACGGCAACGCCAACTGAGGAGCTGTGCCATGCAGATCGTCTATTCGACCGAAATGGTCGCTAACCTTGCAGGTCGTGAGTTCCGCAATCCTCGTCACTTCCTTGCGCCAGTCGAAGGCGCCACAAAGGTCTACATAGCTGGCGACTGGCCGAACGTGGTCCGCGCCTATGAGAAGGCAGGCGTGTCGGTCGCACCGATCGAAGAGATGCGTGCACTGCCAAAGGCTAAGCCTGCAAAGGCAGCCAAACATCGCAGGCCGGGTACAACAGCACTGGCCAACGCCGAACCCACTCCACCCGAACAGCCTCAGCAGTAACGCTCGGCAACTGAAAGGAGGCCGCTATGGCCGCTTCAACCACGACTGGCTACAAGCTCTATATCGGCCCGGTTCGTACCGCAGCCACTAACACCGAGGCTGAATTCATCGCCCTCACCCCTTACGTGCTGATCGGGGAAGTAAATAACCTCAGCGAAATCGGTGACGAGAGCGCGGCGGTGACGGTAAGCAGCATCGGCGATGCTCGTAACCGCACCCTGAAGGGCGCTCGCACCGCGGCAGTGCAGAACCTGGTGGTCAACCGCGATCCGCTTGATCCTGGTCAGATTGCTCTGTTGGCAGCCGAAAAGACCAAGTTCGAATATGCCTTCAAGCTGGTCGCGGCCGATGCGCCAGACGAGGACTATACCGATAGCGTGTTCTATTATGCAGCCTTGGTGATGTCGAACCGCACGCAACTCAACGGCAATGACGCTGTGACCATGCGGGCCTTCAACCTGGCAATCCAGACCGAGATCTTCGAAGTTGAAGCGGCAGAGGTACCGTAATGGATCTTGCAGCACTCGAACCAGCCGAAGGCGCGACGATTGCCTTGCGTCACCCGGTCAGCAATGAGCCACTGGTGGATGACAAGGGTCCGCTCACTATCGACATCGTCGGTGTAGACTCTCCCAAGTTTCAGGCCCGTCAGCGTCTGCTGACCAACAAGCGCTTGGCCACGTCTGGCAATCGCAAGTCCAAGCTTACGGCGGAAGACCTCGAGGAAGAGGGCATTGCTACCGTGGCGGCCTGCATCACTGGGTGGTCGGCAAACATTGAGCTCGATAAAAAGCCGCTGGAGTTCTCCCGAGCCAATGCGAAGCTGCTGATTACCCGCCTTCGCTGGATCGGGGAGCAGGTCGACCTTGCCATTGCCGATCGGGCAAATTTCTTGAAGGCCTCGCCGACGAGCTGATCGCTTTCGCCGAGGCCGCGTCTACCAAGGGTTGGAAGGGCGATCTCCCGCCACTTCCGCCTGAAGTCGAGCACATTTGGAAATGGTTCGTGGTGCTCGATAGCCGACGGCAGGTCCACATTGCTGCTTGCCCGATATCGGAACAGCAGATCGAGGCGTTCGCCAGGCTGTCAGGCGTGACGATCAAGCCGGTTGACTTCGATCTTATCTGCCGTGTCGATGATGCTGTTTTGGCTGCAGGCAGTAAGCCCAATGCGAACCCTGATGCTGTGCCCGTCAGTGATGGCGCGGGCGCGGCTGCGCTAATGCGCGGCATGGGTGCCAAGAAGACGAGGACACGGGCTGGAGCTTAAGTGTTACTCCAGCCCACAACTATTCCGTTCTCAACTTTCACCTTCTGGCGAAATGATCGCGTAGAGATTTGGGCATATTTGTAGGTGTGAACGACCTTGGTTTTCAGAACCCGTTCGTCGATCGCGACAGGCCTACCCCATGAGTCTATTAGCTCATCAACGGTCATTCCCACGCGGACGTTTCCGTTAAGAATGTCATCTTTGAAGGGACTTTCGGCATACTTAGCGGCAAGAAGATTTCTGCGTTCGAGCCGCTGTTGCTCTACCCTTTGGGCCTCGCGTCTTATTTGAGTCTTTTTGTTCTCATGCTGCCGCCAAGCCAAAAGTAGAGCTCCAACTAGCAGAACGACAAAGAACCATTCCATTTCGGCGTTCTCCGCTACGATCCTGCCTTCAAAACTCTTCTTTGGTGCCGTCGTCGTAGAGAACCGCCCTCGTGCAAAACAATGGCGTGGCATCCCCTTGCTTGAGGTTGGGTAGCCTCGGCATGAGCATCGAGCCAATATCACGACTGTAATGAACGATTTCTTTGGGCTTGATCGAGAAATCGGGTTCGAAAGCGAAGCCTCCGATTTCGTTGCCGAGAACATCGACAAAACGCACGTCTACGTTCGCCATCCTTATGGGCTTAGGCAGCGTGCTTTCGAGAGTTAGGGCGATTGTGTGCGTGGCCTCGCTCTTAATCTCGACGGACCAATCCTTTACCAAAATAGCGTCGGCACTTCCAGAGTAGCACTCCGCCGCCGAGATGCCGGGTGAAAGCAGCATGGCTGCCAGAAGTACAAGTCTATTCATTGTGTCCTCCCTAAGGACGCGCAAAGTACTTCAGCAGTTATCATAGGATCAAGTGATGGACCTGCTAAACGTCGTCATTCGTGCTGACACGTCCGGATCGGACAAGGCGGCACAGTCGCTAGACAATATGACGAGTTCGGCCAAGCAGGCGGACGCTGCAGTACGAGGCGTTGGGACGGCTTCTGGCATCGCTAGTGGCGCAGTTGGGGCTTCTACCACCGCTACCGATCGCGCAACTGCATCCTCCCGCGCTCACGCCGCAGCGTTACAGGCGGAAGCGGCAGCTAGCCGGATGGCAGTACATCGTACAGCTGGCCTTGCTACTCAGCTCGCCGACGTTGGCCAGATGCTTGCTCTCGGCCAAGCCCCGATGATGACTGCTCTTCAACAGGGCCCGCAAATCTTCTCAATGTATGGCAACAGCTTGAGCGGGTTGGGGCAGGCGTTCAAAGACGTAGGCGGGCTGGCTCTTGGCTTCGCCCGGACTCTCATGGGTCCGCTTGGATTAGCGGTTGGCGCTGTGGCTGGCCTCATGGCAGGCCTCACATCCGAGATCAATTCTACGGCTGAGGTTCAAGTCGGATTTTTTGATGTTGCATTGGCTGGATGGCAACTCTTAGCAGAGTCGATTGGGTCGTTGCTTTCACCAGTCTTTGGCTGGATAGCTGACCGCTTCTCGCAGTTGTGGGACTGGCTGTCGCCCATCCTCAAGGGCATCGGCAACACTATCATAGGTACCTTTGTCGGGGCTTTCGATGCGGTGAAGATTGCCTGGGGTGCGCTACCCAATGTGCTGGGGGAGATTGCCTACAACGCCGCAAACAACGTCGTTAACGGCGTTGAATTCCTGGTCGACGAGGCAACTAAACGGATCAATGATCTCATAGCGCTCGCAAATAAAATCCCCGGCGTAAACATCGATCCACTAACCACTGGTGGCGCTGATCTCGGAGGCGAGGAAAACCCCTACGCTGGAGCGATGACCGGCCTTGGTTCTGATGTCATGGGGGCTTTCGAAAAGGGCTTCTCAGTTGATTATATGGGGAATGCGTTTGGAGCCCTCTCCGGCCGCGCCCAAGAGATTGCTGCCGCTCGCGCTGAAGTTGAAGAACTTGACGGTGCTGCTAAGAAAGCGAATAGCAGCGCCAATGCTTTGGGCGCCACCCTGTCCGAAGCGGCACGAGCGGCGAAGGCCGAATGGGATTTCTACCGCGGGACCTTCAACGGCTTCTTTTCAGACCTGTCTCAAGGGCTCAAAGACGGCGAAGGCTTCTGGCAGTCTTTTGGCAATGCAGCTTCCAATGCCCTAAACAGTATCGCAGAGCGGCTCATGGGTATGGCGAGCAATGGATTGTTCGACATGCTGTTCGGCGCTTTTGGCAACAGCCTTGGCGGCGGCTGGGGAGTGCAGGGTGGCTTTAATGGCTTCGCCGGCACCTTCGGCATTCCGGGGATGGCCACTGGCGGCACTGTAGCGGGTGCGGGCCTGTCCTGGGTAGGCGAGCGCGGACCGGAGCTGATGCGGCTTCCTCGCGGCGCCCAGATCATCCCGAACAACCAGTCTATGGCAATGGCTGCGAACCAAAACCAAGCCAATGACAACAGCGGGTCCGTTACCGTCCGCTTGATCATGCCGGAAGGCTGGCAGGCCGAAGTGTTGGAGCAGGCTGGCGCCAATGCGATCAAGATCGTGCAGGCCAACCAGAAGGCTAACACCAATTACAAGATGAATGGCGGCAACTGATGGCACCAACAATCATCAGTATGCCGGACATCGCCGGATGGACCGATGCCCAGTTCGATCCTGTCACGCCGCGCAATGTCGATCGTATGGAAGGCCGCAGGACCGAGGCGCAGCAGTGGGGTACTTCTTGGTGGCGCGCCAGCTATGCCGCTCCCTGGTTGAGCGACCGGGACTTCGGCATCATGGATGCTTTCATGATGCGGGCAGGGGACAGCGGGGAGGTATTCCGCGCCTATGATCCTTTCCGCATGCGTCCCATTGCCTGGCTTGAGGCAAACGGCAACGTGCCGCTCTCCGGTACCCGCGCAGGTGGGGGATCATTCAACGGCACTGCTACTCTCGCAAGCATCAGCAACAGCCGGCAGATCAGCATCTCTGGCTTACCGGCAAACTTCCAGTTCAGGGCCGGGGATTATGTCGAAGTGGTCAAATCCGCCTCGCTCATTTCGCTGCACCGTATCGTCGAAGACGTGGCGGCTGGCTCGGGCGGGACTGCAACTCTCAAGATCCGCTACGGCTTGGACACGACCGTGTTTGCCGGCGCGACAGTCGTCAACTTCGAAAAGCCTTCCTGCCTGATGCAGATCGATCCGGGCAGCTACTCCGGCCCCAAGGCTTGGAGCAGCCGCAATCCTAGCTTCTCGGCGCAAGAGGTGTTTTTCTCATGAGCCTTGATGTTGCAGTGGAGAACCTGCTGGACGAAGGCCAGTTGATCCGGCTTGACCTGATCCGCTTTGATCTGCCGGGAAAGTCGGTTGGCTATCATCGTGGAGGTCGGCCGTTCACCCACAATGGACTTGTTTATCTGCCCAACCGATTCCTCGATTTGGGCGAAATGAACCAGCAGATCGGTCCGGCCGTCACGACACGCAGCATTGCGTTCTCCAACGTGCCGACCGACAACGTGGATGACGCAATCGCCCGTCTTGAAGACTTCCAGTACATCAACGCGCCAGTGATCATTACGCATCTGGCCGGTGATCCAGACACCGATGAGGTGGTTGGAATACTGGCGTCATCGATCTACGAAATCGACAACGTCCGCTATCTCAAGAGTGCGATGAGCGAAAATGGTGAGCGCTCTGTTACCGTCGAGATCGATCTTGAGCCGCCCGGCCGCTCCGCGCGTGGCGCAACTCAGGTGAAGCGGGCGCAAGCCGAGCAGCAGTTCGATAACAACGCCACCGACACCTGCCTCGAGTATGCATCTCAGGTCGCAACCATTCCAACAGAGTGGGGGCAGCGCAGTGGCTAAAACCCGGTTTGAGATCGTGAGTTCGGTGATCGATGCCGAGATGGCCAAGCCCTACACCTTCGGCACTGCGGATTGTTTTTTCTTCGGCTGCCGGGTCGCTGACGCGCTCGATACCAACCTGAACCTGGCAGAGACTTTCACCGGTCGCTATCGGTCCGCCCGGGGCGCACAGCGCGCTTTGCGCAAGGAGGGGCACACATCCTTGGTCGGATTGTTCTCCGGGCATCTGGACGCTTGCCCACCGGCACAGGCCCGCATCGGCGACCTAGCCGTGATCGTCCTGTCGGACGGCGAGCACGTCGGTGTTTGCGTCGGTCAGAAGTTCATCACGAAGACGGCTCGCGGTCAGTCATTTCATGACATGGCGACCGTCTCAGCGGCGTTCCGCGCCGGATAAGATCGGGTCCACTACATGCCTATTTTCACGCTGGCTGGCACTGCGATTGCCGGTGCGCTTTTTGCTGGCTCTGCACTGGCTGCTACCGTTATCTCTGCCGGCCTCGCTTATGGCGCGTCTTTACTCTGGCAGCAGATCAACCGGCCTAAGGCCCGCACGTATTCCGCTGTGCAGGGTGAGGTCCAGTACGGCGCCAATGTGCCTGTCGGAACCATGCTTGGGACCGGTAAGGTCAAGGGCCACAAGATATTCTACGCCAAGTACGGCTCCGGCAATAAGTTCAACGCCGAAGTGTTCCTGCTGTCAAACGGCTGGTGCGATGGCCTCGAACCGCAGATCATGTTCGAAGGCGTTTCGCATACGCTGGTTGCTCGCCCCATCATCGGCAATGAAGTTGCCCATTATGGGGTGGATGGCTTCGGCAACCTGATTTCTGTCCGTTTTTATGACGGTCGACCTGGTCAACAGGCTGACATGAAGCTGGTCGCTGACAGTGCTGGCCTGGGCCAGATATGGAAGGCTACTTCCGTTTGTGCCGGCATGGCCTATGTCGTGGTGGAGCGTGAGTACAGCGAAGACAAGTTCAAGAGCCACCCTGAGTTTGAGTTCGTCCTTCGCGGTCTTCGCCTCTACGATCCTCGCAAGGATGGCACCGTTGCTGGGGGCGCTGGTGCCCACAGATTGGCAAATCCAGCTACCTGGGAGTTCAGCAAGAACCCGGCCTTGCAGCGTCTGAACTATCAGCTAGGCCTGCGGGGATTGATCTCCGGCCGCACATTGATCGGCGAAGGCAAGAGCTTGGGTCAGCTTGACCTTGGCTCCTATATCGCTGCCATGAACGCGTGTGACGCAATCCGCGCCGGCAAGCCGACCTATCAGGCTTCGCTCTATGTCACCGGCAACGATGATCACACGGAAATCCTGCGGGAGCTTGACGATGCCATGGCCGGCTACGCGCTGAACCGGCGCGGCCTATCCGGGGTTGTCGCTGGGGCGCCACAGATCCCGGTGGCAACGATCGGCATCAATGATTTGCCTGTGGGTCGTGCCCAGGAGATCAAGAAGCGCAAGTCTGCATTTGAGCTCTACAATCACATGTCCGGGCAGTTCACCTCGATCGAGAGCCTGTGGACGCCTGAAAGCCTAACGCCTGTTTTTGTCAATGCCGATGTGGCAGCCGACGGCCGCACTCGGCAGACATCCAATGACTTCTTGCAGGTTACCGACCCAGACATAGCCCAATACCTGCTGAACATTCGCTATCGGCAGCAGCGCAAAGGCGGTTCGGCCACAGTGCCGGTTTCCCGTCGTTTGGGGTTGCAGGTGCAGGAGGGTGAATGGATCACCTTTGATGGCACCCAGTGGCTCATCACCGGCTGGCGCTGCGACAGCCAGTTACGTGTCACACTGACACTCGCAGAGACTGGAGCGGACGTTTACTCCGAGGCGGGGATTATTCCGGGCCCGATCGTTGTACCGTCAACGCCGCCGGTCAATCCCTCGCTCTTGTCGACCGTGCAGAACTTCAACGTAGAAGTTGGTTTCATCGGCGCCACTGATGATCAAGAAGTTCCGGCGCTGCGCTTCACATGGACGGCGCCGGCCGATCCAACGATTACAGCCGTCCGGTTCTTCTACTTCGTCGGCAATGATCCGACTGGTCAGACTATCTACGAAGATCGCAGCACCACGCCAGAAGCAGGCGAATACACGACGACCAAAGACGTAGTGCCTGGGGTATACTACACCGCGCGCGCCACGATCACTACGGTCCCCGACCGGTTCAAGACCTTTACTCCCTATGTGACTACCGAGACGGTCACCGGCCCGTTCAAGCTATTTGACCCTTTCGAAGGCGTCGTTGGCATTGATCAGCTGGATAATGACCTAGACAGTGTTCTAGCCCGCATAGGCGTCAATATGCGGGACATGTTCGAACAGCAGCAAGCTCTAGCGCTGTTAGCTGGTGGCCAAGACTTGGCGAACGCTGCGACCTTTAACGAGGTGCGGCGTGAACTCTCTACTGCGGTCGGCGGGCAAGCTGCATCGTTCGCCGAAATCATCACAACCCAAGTCACGCCGATTGATGGTCGACTGACTGCAATTGCCGATCTCTTGACGCAACTGTCCGCTGGTGAGGGGTCGGATATTTCTACGGCGCGATGGCTCATGACAGCAGTGGACGGCCCTTCTGGCTATGCATCGCTTCTAGGTCAGGCCCGCGTTGACGGGGCAGATGGATATCGTAGCGCCTCCTTCGGGGTTGACGTTCCTGTAGCGGCAGGCCTGCCAGGGCGCTTCTTCGTGGATGCGGACCAGTTTGTGGTTCGTGTTGGAACTGACCGCCTATCATTGTTGATCGTGGACGAGGCGGGCCTACGCGTTGCCAATGCCTTCATCCGCAATTTGACCGCGGCCAACATCGATGTGAATGCACTGACTGCAACGGCTGGGTTCTTTGCCAATTTCGAGGCGACTTGGGCGCAGATAGACAGCGCCGTGATCAACAACTTCGTCGCTCAATCGAGTAACATTGGCGACTTAACTGTTGGGACCATCAAGATCCCTGCCGGCGCTGTCTCAACCGTTTACAGCAGTGTGACAGCCGCGAATGTGGCGCTTCCAACCGGGTCACCGAACGCGTTTGTCGTGGCCTCGGTAACCGTGCCAGTGATCTACGGACAGGTGCTTATTCAGTATGCCTTGATCCTTCGCCAGCAGGGTACCGGGGCAGCCAATTTGACCTTTCGTGTTCGCAAGAACGGTGTGGATTTCTTCAGCAAAGCCGTGAACCTTCAGGTCGGCGAAGAAAAGTTCTTCTCCGGCTTTTTCAACGATAGTTCGCCTGGGGCCTCAAACGTCTATGACCTGTACCTTGAAGGATCGACCTACTCGGTTGGTACCGGATCGGGCGCTGGCTCGGGCATCATCGCAACCAACAACAAGAGGTAGCGGGGTGAAGTACACAGTTGTCAGCAAGGTGACCGGCCAGGTCCTACGTCATGAGAACGTGCCGCGTGAAGCGCGTCATCTCATCGTGCTTAGTGAAGACGAGAAGCTGTGCAACGGCCATCTCAAGCCCAAGGCTGACCGGCGGGTCGTTACCTCTTCTGACGTCAAGGCGGAAGCCGAGCGCCGCATCACCGAACGCTTCCCGCTCTGGCGTCAGATGAACATCCTGCGCGATGGCGATGCTGCTCAGGCTGCACAAATGGCTGATGTCATCGACACGATCCGGGCCGACAGCAACCGGATCGAAGCGTTGAGACGGATACCGGCTGACTTCCGCAACGACAAGCATTGGTCGCTTCCAACCTTAGCAACCGACATCATAACGGCGGTCTGACCGTCACCTCCCACTAGCTATTTCCATCCCGCTTCGGCGGATTTTTCTTTGGAGCATCCATGTGCAACGAAGTTTTCCAGACCGGACGCGATGACGAAGTGACAATTCTGAAAGCGCGGATTGCCGAACTAGAAGCCGAGGTTCTTCGGCTGCAAGGCGAACTTGAGATGCGGGAAGACGACTTGCTCAATGAAGTCAAGCGGGCTCGCGATCGAGCCTGCGACTACTAGCCCGCCTACGTCAATCGACATCCAGCCGCCCACCGAGGCGGCTTTTTCTATTGGAGCATCCATGCCCGCGCTTTCGGACTATGTGACCGGCACGATCACGCTCACCAACGGCTCTGATGCATTCACCGGCACCGCCACTGGCTGGCTGCTTGCTGGGTTCAAGGAAGGCGACACGATCCTCGACGTTGCTGGCGCAAGCGGTCGTGTCGGGGTTATCGCTTCCATCACCAGCAACACGGCGGGCACGCTCAGCAAGGCTTGGGAAGGCCCGACGCTTACCAATGTGGCCTATCGGATGCGCTACCAGCCTGACGGGGCTCGCGTGTCGGCGCAGGCGCGGAACCTCGTTGAACTACTGGGCAACGGTAACCTGCAGGCCGAAGCTCAGATAGACGGTACTGGCGGCAATTGGCTGAGCTACTTCACCGGTGCCGGAACTAAGGCACGAACTGCGCTGACGGCAAAGGCGCGTGCATTCTTGGGCCGCTCCGATGCGTCTGGTATGCAGGATGAACTCGGCATCTCCACTTTCATCAAGACACTGCTTGATGATGCTGATCAAGCGACGGCACGAACCACTCTAGGGTCGCAAGAGGCGTTGGGCTTCACGCCCGCCAACAAGGCAGGCGATCACTTCAACGGTAATGTCGGTTTCGGCGTTGCTCCTGTGGCGAACAAAGGCGCTTTGCAGGTTCAAGGCGGTACCGCAGCAGCACCAGCCTCAAGCGGCACGACTGATGCCGCAATGGCGGCGTCCATTCGCAGCGGCAATGCTGAACTGGATGTGGGCGCTCGCTCGGACGGGACTATTTGGGCACAGCCGCGAGCGGCAACGAGCTTTGCATCAAATTTCAACCTTGAGCTCAACCCTAATGGCGGTCAGGTGCTCGTTCCGCGCAAGCTCGCTTTTGCGGCGTATTCCACTGGCGCTGTACCCCAAGGCGCATATCTCAGCAATCTAACGGCTCGTCATAACGTTGGGGCTGCCCTGAACCTCACCAGCGGCTTCTTCACCGCGCCCGTAGCTGGTTTGTATCGCTTCGACGCGTGGGTGATAAACCAAGGTGCAGGTGGTTCAATACGCCTTGTATTGGCGAAAAACGCCGCGATCCTGCCCATCGCTGCTTTCACCACGGCTGCCAACCAGACCGTTACACTCTCAACCGACATTCTGCTGGCAGCAAACGATTATGTTGGTGCATTCGTCCCCCTTGGCGCTGGACTTACAGACGCCAGCAACGGTTACAATTCATTCTCTGGGCACCTTGTAGGATAGGAAACATCTTGGCCAAAACAATCTCGATTTCCGACGACGACTTCGCCGCGCTGCTCGACGTGCATCCCGATCCCAAGTTCTGGATCAACAACATGATTGAGGCACGCATCTATGCGGCGGTTGATGAGCGCCGTAACCAGGCAGGCTGGATGACTGTGGCGATCTCCTTTGCTCAGACAGGCGGAGATCCGGAAAACGGTCGTGGCGTCCTGGCGCATGGTTTGGCAACTGGCGCTTTCAAGGATGCTGCAGCTCGACAGGCGGAAGCAGAGGCAGCTTTAGCTGCAATGCAGGCAGATGAAACTGAGAGCGCCTAGCCCAACCCCATCCAGACATGCAGCCCTATCAGATAGGCTGCTATCCCTAGCACCATCCATACACGCCAATCTGCCATGACTTCCTCCGCCGGAAATCGTTGGATCACGGGCAGGGCAGGGCTTCAATCTGGAAGCGTTCGTAAAAGCTATTCTGCAAATGGCTGTTGCTCGCCGGACTCACCTATAAAGATGAGCTGGAACTAAAACACCTGCCCGCTGGGGAGCAAGGCAGGTGTCTAGTGTCGAGCAGTCCAGCATCAACACGGGCTGCACCCGATCAAAATAGTCGTTGCCCGTGAAAGCCAAGTTAACGACCCGCCCTGCCGCAACCTTACATCGGTGACATCATGCCCAAAGGCTACATTATTGTAGCGCTCGCGATAGCTTCGTGGGTGCTGCCGGTCGCTATCGGCCGGGCTCTGCTCGGCTAACCCTAACATCAATGGAGAATGATCATGCCTGTTTGGCCCAAACAGTCAGGGATGTCGGCTTTCTATGGCAACCCCGACACGAACTCAGACGGACAGCCTGACAAGGCATGGGAAGCCGCCAACCTGGTCCGCATCACCCCGCCATATCGCATGGTGCTGGCATGGGACCCAAAGCGGATGGTCTCGACCATTCTGGTCCACAGGAAGTGCTCCGACAGTTTGCTCCGCATCTTGACCGCCATCAAAGCGCACTATGGCACGCAAGCAGCCATCGATGCTGCCCGCATGCACCTGTTCGGCGGCGTCTACAATTTCCGCCTGATGCGCGGCGGTTCGAGCCTGTCCATCCACTCATGGGGCGCTGCGATCGATCTTGATCCTGAGCGGAACGGGCTGGGCGTCAAATACAACCCGGCAAAGGGCATGATGCCGGCGCCGGTCATTGCAGCCTTCGAAGCGGAGGGCTGGACCTGGGGCGGTCGGTGGAAGCGTGGCGATGCTATGCACTTCCAAGCGGCGAACGTCTGATGGCTCGTGAAGCCAAGCGGAGCGGCGAACCGGGCTGGAGCTGGCGCAAGGCTGTCGTGTTCCCGCTGATCGTCTATGGCTGTGTCCAGCTCGCCGTGATGATCGATGCTCCTGACACCCGGGTCAATGAAACGATCGCATGGATCTGGGGCGTGATCATCATCTCCAACGTGTTCTTCTACACGGGCTTTGCTACCGCCCAGGACATCGCTGCAATCCTGGCTACCCGCTCAGGCCTGCCTTACTCGCCCCAGTCATCCCCGGCTGAGCCGACACCTGGCACGCCCGTTCCAACCGATACCCTTGAAGGGGAGGCGCCGCGATGATCCGCTGGCTCATGTCGATCTCGCCTATTGCCGTAATGCTGGCCGGTGCTCTCCCGGCCCTTGCCGTGGGCTGGGCAGTCCGGGACGCCAAGTTCCAGTGGTTCGACCGTCCATCCATCATCCGCGAGGCCACGGCTACTGCTGACGCGGCTTGCGCCCTCCGCGTGACTGATGCAGCCCGACGCGCCGAGCAGGCCGAGCGTGCACGCCAGCAACGGGTCAGCGCTGAGGCTCTGCGCATCTATCGCGAGGCGCTTAGCGAAAGTCAGCAACAGGCGGAAAAGGCCGCCCAGACACTTGAAACGGAGATCGCCGACTATGAACATCAACTGGCTGCTCAAGATCGTCTTTGCGCCATTACTGGCTCTGACCTTGATTTCGTGTACGGGCGCATCCCAGAGAGCTCAGATCGAAGCCGGTGAGCGGTTGGGCGTAGCGGCGGCTGGCATTACTCTTGCAGAGCAACCCGCAGAGTGCGGCGTTGATACGCCGCATGCCGTGTTGACAGAGGGCCAATCGGCCATCGCAGCGCTGCGCCGGGAGCGGCAGCAACTCGACGTTGCCAATGGCTCCAAGCGCCGCTGCTACCAGTTCAATGAGAACCAGCGGGCAGGGCTAGAGGCGTCGCAATGAAGGCGATCATCGAAGAAGGCGCCACCTAGTCATGGAAACTGCCACTGAGCTTGCCGTCGCAACTGCTGATCCGTTTCTGCAGTCCGGAACACTTGGCGCCACGGTGGTGGCTTTGGCAACGGCGCTTGTGCTGGTGGTCATTCTTGGCTGGCGGATCATAGACAAGAAAGACAAGCGGATCGCTGAGATTGAGAAGGGGTGGCGCGATGATCTTCGAACATCACTTGTCAGTGTCACTACGGCCGTCGCTACTCTGGAGAAAGCAGAGACCTTCGTCATGGAACGAGGGAGACGCTGATATGTGGTGGTCACAGAAGCGCCGTGCTCGCAAAACTGAAGAACTGCTGCGAAAGCTGGAGCGCGCTGAGCTCCAGGCCGCAATCAACAATTTAGACCGCACGCGGAACAACGTGGAAGAACTCGTGCGCAGAATGCTGGAGGAACGACGTGCCTGATTTTCTGAAAAACTGGGCGCTCCTAGTAGCATTGGGTGGACTTGCCATATTCGGCCTTTCAACCCTGCTGTTCACGCCAGACCAAATGTCCGACGCGACGGCTGTGGTGATGATTGTCGCCTGTGTTGCTGGGCTTTGGCGCTGGGCACCTACTGGCTGGAGGGTATTCTGGCGCGGGGCACGGCGCACTGAGGACTGGGGCATTCTTGGTCTCTGCCTAGTCCTTACGACCATTTTGGCGGGCCGTGTCTACGGGATCATATTCAGGCAACTCGACCGGCCCGAGTGGCTTGTTCAAAGCTACTGGTCGCCCTTCTTCCTCTACACGTTGCTTTGCGCTGTCACCTTGCTAGTGGCAGCAACCAAGAGCGAAAAAGACCCGTGATCTGCCTCTGCCCATCTTGCAACCAGCCAGCGTCGTGGGAACTGCAGCGGGTCGGCTCCATACCGATGCTCATGGTCAAATGCTTCGACTGTGATCCGGCCGGACCATGGCAGCAAGAGCCGGTCGACGTGCTGCGTAAGCCGGCCGGGAGGGCAGGGCTATGGCCCGTTCCTACAGATGTTCCTATTTCAGAGCACGAGCCACAACAGCCAAGTCCTCTTCCCTAGTCCACGACAGGACGCTTTCCCTGCTGAACTTGGCGCGGCAAATATCGGAGTTGTTGCCCACGTTCTTGCATCCGCCGTCACGGGCTATGTGGTTCTTGACATCGGGCAGCACAGCATCCGCACCATGCTTGGCAATGAGGGATGCGACGGAGATTAGGCCGTGACGATTGCAGCGGGAACATTCAATTTCCAGCTTATCAGCTCGGACATGGGCGAGAGTATAGGCGTCGGTCATTTCCTATCTTCCTCGATCGCCCCGATCAATTGGGAGGGCCGTCGCCTAGTCCCGGCAGCATCTCATCCACTTCAACTGCCGCCATGAACATGGCCAGTTCGGAGATGAGCATCGCCGCCATATTGCGGTTGATTGCTATTGGGAGGAAACCTTGATCGGTGTCCATTTCCAAAATGCCGAGGTGTGAGGTGTCAACGGAGATGACCCGGACTTGGCAGTCCAGAAGCTTATTTGGCTCGTTAATGTTGATCTTTGTCAT